AAACAAAATGGCTTGTGCTTTATCCCTTGGCCGTATCGAACCCTGCAAGGACGTTGTAGGTGGTTTGAATGCGGTTTACTTTTTGAACTACGCAAACCTGACGGTAACATACGATGCTACCAACACGGATGCTATTGACGTTCTCGGAAGCGGATTGACCGCTTACAAATACGAATTGAAAGGAACCTCGTCTTTCGAGCAGGCAATTACTTCTTCTCGTGACAACGGAACCACGTTCTTCGACCAGACCTTGAATTTGACCTTGCACAAGTTGAGCAAGCAGTCACACAAGGAAATCAAGTTGATGGCCTATGGTCGTCCGATTGTAATCGTTGAAGACCGCAATGGTAACTTCTTCGTTGCTGGTTTGGAACACGGTTGCGAGGTTACTGGTGGTACTATCGTTACTGGTGCTGCTATGGGCGATATGAGTGGTTATACTTTGGTATTGAACGGACAAGAGCCAGTTCCTGCGAACTTCTTGGACGGCACTTTGTCTGCTGCTGGTATTTCAACTATTGTAACTGGTTCTGACTTTTGATTATGAATACTAAACAAAGCATTTACAACATCTTGGCTTCGGCCAAGCCAGTTAAGGTTGAGTTGGGCTATATTGAAGACACCCGTGCGCTGTTGGACAAAGCTGACCAAATCTTCCGTCAAGCAACTGGGCAGGCAATGAAAGCGTCCGAAGCGTTTGACGAAGCGGAGCAAGCATACCAATTAGCAGCAAAGAAAGTTGCCGAAATGGAGCAGTTTGTTAAAGATGCCGCCGAGCGTGGTTTCCCGCAGGAAAACTTGAAGCCAACAATTCAGAAAATGAAACAACAGGCAGAGGGAAGCGTTAAAAAGTCGCAGCGTTATTCTCAAACCGCACAATCTATTACGACTTTCTAAATTCAAATTACTTTCAGAAAGGCCACCTTCGGGTGGCTTTTTTGTTTATTCAATAAACCAACCTGCCTCTTGTTTTAATGATTTGACTTAATTCTTCATAAGATTTAATTTCAGTACGATACAATTCGGAGTATTCTCCTAAAATAAGTCTTTCCCGCTCTTCTGTTGTTAATTTCTTTTTTCTTTCTTTCAATTCAAGCCTAATGGTTTTGCACTTCCAAATCTTATTAATTACGTGCCATTTGACGTAGGTAAAATCTCCTTTGCATTCCAGAACTATCCCACCGTGTCTAAAATACTCGCTCTCGAACGATTCTGGTAAATACACTTGGTCTCCAATTTTGAAGCATTCTTCCATTTGAGTATGTTTTAATGTTTAAGCAAACATACACAAAAAAACAAAACGACCGCCTTGGGTTAATTAAAAGATGAATATCTTAACAACAAGCGCATCGTCTCAAAACCTCGTTATTATTCCGAGGTCGTTTCCTGCTTCGGTAGTTGTTAAACTCACCAACGAGTCAACTAACACCACGCAGCAACAGACGATAACTCCAACGTCCGCTAATGGCTATATGACCATCGCAGCGGCTTGGGTATTGGAAGAGGCCAACTTCTACTTGTTGGAAGTGTTTAGCGGCTCTAACTTAATCTACCGAGGTCGTGTATTTTGCACCAACCAAACGAACTTCGAGAAGTACACCGTTAACTCTGGCGTGTACACGCAGGAGACCGCTGGGGATAATACATTTGTAATTATATGAGCAACATTCGATTCGTAGCAATGAACTCCTACGTTAAGCCCGAAATTAAAGAGGTGGCGAATAAGGGGTGGGTAGAGTATGGAGAAGACAACGGTTACTTCCAATACCTAATTGATAGGTACAACGGAAGCCCGACCAATAACGCTATTATTAACGGCATTATTGATATGGTGTACGGCAAGGGCCTTGGAGCAACAGACGCATCCAGAAAGCCCGACGAGTACGCAATGATGATGTCCTTATTTTCCAAGCAGACCGTTTCACGTGTTTGCTCGGATTTTAAGATGATGGGTAATGCTGCCTTTCAAGTTATCTACAACCAAGACCATTCCAAGATTGTAAAGGTCGAGCATATCCCCGTTGAGACGCTTCGTGCCGAGCGTGCGAACGAGAAGGGCGACATTCCTGCTTACTACTATGCAAAGAGCTGGGATGCCGTAAAGGCACGTAAAGAGGAGCCAGTGCGCATTGACGCCTTCGGAATGTCAAACAATGGCATCGAAATACTTTACATCAAGCCCTACAAAGCAGGATATTACTACTACGCACCAACCGACTACCAAGGTTCACTGCCTTATGCCGACTTGGAGGAGGAGGTAGCCAATTACCATATTAACAATATCAAGAACGGCCTTGCGCCTTCGATGCTGGTTAACTTCAATAACGGAATCCCAACCGAAGAAGACCAGACGCTAATCGAGCGCAGGATTGCAGACAAGTTTTCGGGTAGCTCGAATGCTGGTCGGTTTATCTTGGCGTTCAACGACAACAAGGAACTCGCAGCAACAATCGAACCCGTACAACTGTCCGATGCAAGCGACCAGTACCAGTTCCTATCTACGGAATGCACCCAAAAGATTATGGTAGGCCACAGGGTGACTTCTCCGATGCTTTTGGGCATCAAGGATAACTCTGGACTAGGCAACAACGCAGAAGAGCTTAAAACGGCTTCTATTCTGTTTGACAATATCGTTATCCGTCCTTTGCAGGAAATGATTTTGGATGCCATCGAGCAAATCCTTTCATTTAACCAAGCGACTCTAAATATCTATTTCAAGACCTTGCAGCCTCTGGAGTTCAAGGAGGAAATTGTTGCTCCTTCTGATGAGGTAGTTGAGGAGTCAACAGGCGTGGAACTTTCAAAGCAAGACAACCGCCCCTTTCTGCGTGATGAGCTTGCTGCGGAGTTGCTATTGAACATTGAGAACCTTGGCGAAAGCGAAGATGAGCTTATGCAAGAGTTTGAGTTAATCACGGCCGACATCGTCGAAGACGAGGAAGCAGAATACGACGTAGAATCATACCTCAACTCACGCACCGACCTTGCAGCACAAGATGAGAGCGAGCAAGATACGGAGCGTTACAAGGTTCGTTATTTTTACGCCATTGGAACAAGAAAGGAACCAAAGGGCGAGAGTCGCTTGTTGTGCCGCACGTTAAGAGCTGCTAAAAGGGTCTACCGCAAGGAGGACGTGGAAGCATTGAGTTCACAGGGCGGGGCGGAAGCGCAAGGAGAGAAGTATAGTGTTTGGTTGTATAAAGGGGGAGCTAACTGCTACCATCGTTGGGAGCGCAGAATCTACCGCAAGAAGTTGACGAAAGAAGGCAAGATTTACGGAGGTGGTACTTTGAACGGTACGGAAATCATCAACGTAAACCAAGCAATTCGTATGGGCTTCCGTCCAGAAAAGAATAACCCGCTTGTTGCTATTGCTCCTATCGATACCAAGACAAGAGGATATAAAAAATAAGATATGCCAACTGCGCTTTTTATCAAACGAGAAGATATTGTACGAAATACAGCAATTTCGGGCAACGTAGATACGGACAAGTTTCTGCAATTTATTAAGATTGCTCAACAGATTCACGTCCAGAACTACACGGGAACCAAGCTGTACGACAAGATCTCAAACGAAATCCTAAACGACACCTTGGCTGGCGACTACTTGGCGTTGGTGGTGGACTACATACAGCCGATGCTTATTCACTTCGCAATGACGGAGTACCTTCCCTTCGCAGCGTACACCGTTGCCAACGGAGGCGTATTTAAGCATATTAGCGAGAACTCAACAAACGCAGAAAAAATTGAAATCGACTATTTAGTTGAGAAGGAGCGAACGATTGCGCAATACTACGCACAACGCTTTATCGACTATATGGCCTTCCATTCAACCGAATTCCCCGAATACAATGAAAACGTCAACGAGGACATCTACCCAGACCGAGACAACCGAGCGTCTTCGTGGGTGCTATAAACCCAAGCAAGAGAATATAAATAAACTACGCAGTTACTTAAGCAAAGATGGCAAATAATATCGGATGGGGGCAGGTCTACTGCTCAACTGAATGGGGAGACGAGGACTACAACACCCGCAGCTTGGGCTTCGATGGTGTGCCTGCGTGCTTTAATAACGCCTACACCTATGCCGAGGCCTACGAGGTTCGTGTGCTTGCGGATAGCGGTATCGTGGAGGGCTTTGAGTGTTTGGAAAATGCAATAGACGAATTAAATTTTAACTGATGAGTAGTTTTTACGATGATGCTTCGCTTGTTGTTATACCAAGCGGATACAAGACAAGCAAGATTTACGCAGAGAAGCCGACCGATGGTTCGGGTGATTTGACTTTTACCCGTGCTTCGGGTGCTACCCGTGTGGCCAGTAATGGCCTTATTGAGAAGGTGCGGACTAATCTTGCTTTGTATAGCGAAGACCAAACCAACTGGACTGACCAAAACCAAACGAGCGTAACGGCTAACGCTGCTGCGAATCCCCTTAATGGTGCGGTAACCGCAGACAAAGTAATTCCTTCTACGACTACGGACGACCACTATCGGGGTTTGTCAATGGGCAGTATTATTGGTGAATTTACTTCGTCTATTTATGTAAAGGCGGACGGGTATAGCATTATTGATTACGGAGTTTTTAATAGCACTGCCTCAAATTACCCAGTTCGTGCCGTTTTTGATTTGTCAACCCAAACCATCACGCAGATAAATGGTAGTATTTCGTCTATTACTTCGGTAGGTTCGGGATGGTACCGAATTAGTGTTACTGCTTCGGTTGCATCAACCAGCACAATGAGCATTTACCACCGAGTGCGTTCTACGGGAACTTCGGGTAATTATGCTGGCGATGGTACAAGCGGTATGCTTTTGTGGGGTTGCCAATTAGAATCGGGCGTGATAACTCCATATATCGGCCCCACCACCACCGCAGCCGTAAGCGTTGGGCCAGTGAGCAACGTACCCCGTCTGGACTATTTAGGTAGTTCTTGTCCTCGCCTGTTGCTGGAACCGCAGCGGAGCAACCTTTCCAACTACTCCGAGCAGTTTAATAATGCAGAGTGGACAGGCGACCGTTATACAATTAATGCAAATGCAGCAACATCACCAGATGGATATAGTAACGCTGACCTGTTTAGGGCAACAACCGATACGGGAACACACAACTTAAATAAAACGACTTTAATAAATTTAGGAGGGGTAGCTGGCACTATGTCAGTATTTGCTAAATATAACGGATATAACATTTCGTTAAGCATTGCTGGAAGTAGTTTAGCTTGGACTGGTTGTGTTTTTGACCTTCAAAACGGAGTAGCTAAAACACCGCAGCAAGGTGGGCCTCAGACCGCTTGTACTGCTAAAATTGAAAATTACGGCAACGGTTGGTACCGATGCAGCATCTCGTACACGCCATACGCTAGTGGTGCATTTTTTACTTTTTTCGGTTCCGTTTCTTCAGCTAATGCTACTTTGGGTGCCTACGGGCTTGAAGAATACACTGGAAACGGAACGAGCGGCTTCTATCTTTACGGAGCGCAGGTAGAGCAAGGAGCCTACGCCACCAGCTACATTCCAACGCTTGCCGCAAGTGTTACCCGTGTGACCGATGCTGCGTATAAAACATCTATATCAAGCCTTTTGAGCGCATCCGTAGGAACTTTATTTGTGGAAGTAGAGCGTCAAGGCCCGAGCGGTGCGGACCCTGAAAACTTGATTTTTATTAGCGATACAAGTTTATTAAATTTTGTGAACATCGTTTACGACACAACCACAAATAGATACAGGGCGCAAGTTCGTGAAGGCGGAGTTACAACTGGAATAGCCGCTACCACATCGCCATATACGGGAAAAATCAAAATAGCAGCCGCCTGGGAAGCGAATAACCTCGTCCTTTACATCAATGGTGTTCTACAAGCAACCGACACGAGTGTAACCGTTCCAACTGTAACTTTTGATTCATTAGCACTTGGAAGTTATTACGATGGAAGCTATGGCCCTGATTCTTTTAGGGGCTCATTTAGCCAAGCCCTCGTATTTAAGACCCGTCTAACCAACGCCCAACTGGCAGAACTTACCACGCTATGAGCAGTTGGACTTCATTTGATAAGGTACTGCACTTCGTAGGTGGTGCGGTGCTTTATCTTATTTCGGGTAGTATGTTGCTCGTGCTTGTCGCAGCAGCAGGCAAAGAATTAATAGACGAAATACGCTACGGAGGATTTGACTACAAGGACTTGATTGCAACACTATTCGGTGGATTATTTATTTACTTACTATGACATTCAACAAATACGAGTTTGCTGACTGGGCAACAGCCAAAAAAGCAATAGAAACAACAACTACCTCTTTGGATGGGATTACGGAAACAACGTGGAATACAGACCTTGTAGTGGCCGTTGTGGAACTTGGGCATATCTGCACCCAATGGGAAACAAACGAGCAAGGAGAACGCATCTGTGTTGCCGAGAATCCAAACTATGCCGTTGACATCCTTTGGCAAAACGAACCGCTTGCCGCCTATGCCGATTCGGTGGTGTGGCCTGCGCCTTGTGGCATCCACATCTTTGCAGGATGGGAGGAAGTTTACGCCCAAGAATACTGCGCTGCCAACCCAGATGCCGCCTATTGCCAACC